TTTTTGTGCTTGATTTCTAGTCTCAACGTGTTTTGCTAGTTCTTCTTTCCATTGAACTAACTGTTTTTCGATGATTGGTTTCATAAATTAAACAATAGTAAGAGTTTCGCCCGATCCAACAGTAACAGTAACACCGCTATCTATAGTTATAGGACCAGCAGACATAGCATTTTTGCCGTTAGTAATAGTATAGTCAGTAGTTACATTTTGCCCATTCTCGTAAAATATTTCATCTGATCCACCACCTGTAGCTCCAGCCGATATTCCTGTTAAAGATGAGCCATCACCAGCAAAAGCTGTTGCAGTACAAGTACCTGTAACTGTAAATCCCCCTGATACTGTTTCTGCTTTCTTTGAATAATTATGATATAACTCTACGGCTGCACCTGTAAGAAACTTTGCCATATTTTGACCGCTACTTGATTGTATAAGAACTCCGTCTCCATCTGATGAATGAATTAAATAACCTGTTCCAACATCTGCAATCCTACTATTAGAACCATCGTGATAAATGCGTAAATCTTCTCCTGCTCCAAATCTTACCTGACCATTATCAGGCAAACCTATATTATTAAATCCAGAATCAATCGTAACTGATCCGACTTTAACACCATCATTCGTAGTTTCAAACTTTTTACTGTTGTCATAATATAATTCTACAAGTGAAGCACCCCCGTTAGGTTTTACAACTACACCTGATTCTCCACTTACTGCTCTTACACTTACATCGCTACTTCCATTCCCTTGAAGTATTAATACTCCTGTGCCAGTATTATTTACATAGGAATTAGAACCATCGTGATAAATTTCTAAATCTTGACTAGCACCCAAACGTATTTTAGCTGTATCATTGTTGATTTGGATATTACCAGTTGATACTGTTACTCCGTTAGTAGTAACTCCATCAGCAGTTGTCTCAAACTTTTTAGCGTTGTTGTGATATAGCTCTACTGCTCCGTCTTGTACTGCGTTAATCATTGCTTCACTATCAGCAGCATTATTAACTTGCAGTCTGCTTGTCATCATTATTAAGTCACCAGTTCCAGCATCTTTTATTCTGCTATGGCTACCATCGTGAAAAATCTCTAAATCATCCCCTGTTCCCAACTTTATTTTTTCATTATCTTCCATATCAATAGTGGAAGGTGCAATAGTTTGGTCAGCTATCAATGCAACTATTTCACTCGCAGATTGATCGGCAGTAGCTCCAGATTCAATGCCATCTAGTTTATTTTTTAAAGTTGTCGTAAAGTTTTCGTCAGTTTGACTAGCAACTACAAAATCAAGAGTTCCATCTGAATCTTGATAAGTTACTGTAATACCTGTTTCAGTGTTGCCAGATACCATGCCACCTACAAAATCCTCAACCTGTTCTTGAGTAAGAGTTGCAGTTATATAACCAGCACCATTAGTAATTGCATTATTGTTCAGAGATATATTAGCTGTACCATCAAAAGAAACACCAGCAATAGTTCGAGCAGTTTCCAAAGCTGTTGCTGTAGCAGCGTTTCCTGTGCAAGATCCTGACGATCCAGAAGTATTACCAGTTACGTTTCCAGTTAACGCACCAGCAAACCCTGTGGCTGTTAAAACTCCTGATGAAGAATTGAAGGTTAAATTAGTTCCTGACTTTGGTGCGAGATTGCCTGTCGCAGCAGTCGCAAATAAGACATTACAAGAAGTGTCTGAAGATTCATCTGCAACTGTTACTGTAGTGGCTATTGCTGCCGTGCCTGATGTATCCTGATTACCAGAGGTATTTACACCTGGGAGATTTATATTGGCTGATCCATTAAAACTAACCCCACCAATATTTCTTGCTGTAGCTAATGTTGCTGCTGTAGAAGCTGCAATACCAAGAGCATCTATATCTGATTTAGTCTGATCCGCAGTCGCTCCACTCTCTATCCCATCAAGTTTTGTACCATCAGCAGCTACATCTCTGCCGTCAACTGTGCCTGATACTGTAATATTGCCTGTTACGTCAAGACCCTCTAAGGCATTAAGATTTTTATTAAAAGTTGCAGTTCCGTCTGCAGCAATAGTAAATCTACCAAGACCTATAGTAGTATCCTCTATTGAAAAATTTCCATTACCGTTACGGATAGCGTAATCACTATTGTGATCTGAATCAGTGAGAAAAATAGTGGGAAAAGTACTGCTAATAGTAAGCCTTCCTAAAGTACTACCAGCACTTGTTGAAATTATGTCTTGATTGCCAAAATCGGGATCAATTTTTGACCCATCTATAGCTGCACTTGAATTTATATCAGCATTAACAATAGTATCGTTCGCTATTTTTGCAGACGTTACAACTCCACTATCAATAGTAAAAGTTGCACCAGAACTAGATACTGTAATATCTCCTTTGTCTCCATCTTCTACACCACCGCTTACTGAAACTATAGAACCAGCATCATTTTTGGTAAATAATTTAGCTGTATCGGTTCTTATAGCTATTTCGCCAACTGAAAGATCAGATGTACCTGGATCGCTACCAGAACCTCTTTTAAATTTGATTGTATTAGCCATGAGCTTTTACCTCCTAGCTCTAGTATGAACCGCCATCTATGTTGAAGCTAGAGGCACTTTCATCTTCTAAAAATGTAACTAAATCAGATAATGCAACCTGTTTCATTGTCCCAGCATCATTACAAAGAAATCTATCTGCTGCTGCTAAAGTCGTTGAAGTAGCTGATGTTCCACCATCAATTAAATTTAGTTCAGCAGTTGTTACAGTTGCTCCATCAAGAATACCTATTTCTGTTGAAGTAAGAGCAGCTAATGCAGCAGATCCACCAGATTGACAGGAAGATAAATTAGTTAAATCTGTTGCAGATGCTTGTGCTCCTAAAGATGCTCTTGCTGTAGCTCCAGATTCAAGAACAAAATTAGATCCGTTACCAACAATAAAGTTGCTATCTGTGGGAGTTAAACCAGCTATATCACTAAGCTGTGCATCAAACGCCTGTACATCTGATCCAATCGCAACACCTAATGCAGTTCTAGCTGCACTTGCACTTGTAGCTCCCGTTCCACCATCGCCAATCGCAAGTGTTCCCGTTATAGAACTAGCAGCAAGATCAACAGCAATTTCAGCAGATTCAATAACAAGTCCACCATTTGATTTAAGATCAGCAGATAAAGTATTACCAGATTTCTCTAAACCATTTCCTGCTGTAATCTGACCAGCACCAGAAAACTGTGAAAATACAAGATTATTAGTTCCTACAACAGCAGATCCTTTGTTAGAAGTACAAACAAAACCATTTTCAGCATTTA